CAACCTCTAACTCAAGGTTCATAACCTCATCCCACTCAGGTGAATATTTTTCTAAATGTTTTAATGATCTCATTACGCTACCTCCATGGCTTTAGCAAAGTTACCTACAATTTCATCTCGAACCTCTTGTTCTTCTTTACAAGCATCATAGAATTGATCTACAGGTATGTCGTACATTTCGCTTAATGTTTTGATGTATTTATCAAAACCAACTGTGTGCCACGCTATTACCAAATCTTCTTTGCTAACAGGTGCTTTAAAAACATCATGTGCTGATTTACTCATATTTTCTCCTTTTTTGTTATTTAATTTATTTCCCATATAAGTAATATACATCTTTTTACATAAATGTACAACTTTTTACACATATATTACACATTGTAAGTCACTGATATGTCGTATTATTTTAAAAAAGTCAAAAAAAAAGGGCTCTTTCGAGCCCTTTTTAAGTAATAGTTGAGTAATAAACGCTATTACAAATCGTTCAATTAAGCTCCTTGAGAACCATACATTCCTCTCCAATTCGACCAACCAAAGCTATATCTTTCTCTAGCTTTGTATCGAATATTTCCTGTTGAGAAATCAGGTTCCATGTTGGTCTCCATTCCTGTTCTTTGGAACATTTTAAGACCTTCACCTTGATCTGAAACAGATGTCAGACAGAACCAAGCATCAGGATCATTTAGGTAATGATTAACTGTATAGCCACCGGGTAACACACCTGTGTTTTTGATAGCGTTAATATCATTATCTGATGTTCCTGATCTTAGAGTGCTGTTCAATATTCTGTCAGCAACAAATACTAATTGTGGTGGAACCACAAGTTTTGAAGCATTAACAGATATTGTCAATCCTCTGTCATCTGTAAAAGTTGAGATGTCAATAAGTGCATCTTCCAATGAAGTTTCATTGAGGTCAGCCATGGAAGTCGCTCTATTCGCAGCAGTTCCACCACCTGCTAGTGGGTGATCTGTAGCGATTAAAGGTTTTCCATCACCACCAGTGAAACTGGTAGAAAATGCGTTATTAAGTACATTGGCACCTTTCACTTCTTTGGTGTTAGCCATTGATCGTGCTAGTGCTTTTGTATATCTCTTCCCTAAAGAATCATAAAGATTATCTTCCACAGCTTCTTCAGTTAGTGCAAAAGCTAACGCAATAGTGTCATGCGTATATCTTGCTGTATAACTTTCAGAAGAGTTGTCGAAAACAACCCCTTGTCCTTCAGACTTAGTTGGTGCTGAACCAAAACCCATAACCAATACTTCTTCTTCAAAGGCTTTTGATGAGTCTTCGATTGAAAAAATTTCAGAATATTCTTGTTGGTACTGATCGTACTCAAGTCCAAATAAACTGTTTAGACCGGGTTCGAGTTCCTTCGCTAATTGTGCTCTTGAAATTGCCATAATTTATATCCTTATGCTAAACCTGCACCTTTTTGCCCACATATATGATTTTGAATCACACATAGAACATTAGTGTCAGTCGAACCTACATCCGAGTTATCAGGGTCTTCAGAAATATCTAAGACTTTCAGTGGTAGTGTAGCAGTGGTGTTACCAGTACTAACTGCACATTCAGTGTTTGATCTTCCTGACTTCGTGTCGCCCACAGGTGATCCATCAACAATGTCGAAATTTCCGAACAAGTCTGCAACTGGAAAAGCTGCATTGCATTGTACTTCAAAAACAACATTAGGGTGATCTATCACATGAGCCATAATATCAGAGGAAGTAATACTTCCTGCATAATAGTTACTAAAAATCTGCTCGCCCTCAGAGTTTGTATAGCTTACGCCATTGAAAACTCCAACGATAGGTACAGTTCCAGTAGCAGAGTGTCTGCCCAATACTCCTGCTGTTAGCTGAGTAACCAAGTCTCCTTGATAAATTGGGGTAGTCGCACCACTAGCGATTCTGTATCTTGATTGTCCACCTGAATAAGGTGCACCACTCATCATACGAACAGGTTTTAGTCCAAATGGAGCATTTTTATTTGCCATAATTTAGTTTCCTGTTATTAAATTACTTTTTTTGTCCAAAAGTAACCTGAGACTCTCGTTTAGAATCATACCTAACATAGCGATTATCTTTGGCAGAGTCATTAAACATTGTGTTGTCCAACGCTTCATTTGCTAAAGCATTTTTCTCTTCGTAATGTGATCTACGCTCTTTGATAGTTTCTATGGGCATTTTTGCTAAAACAAGACCCTCGTTATGTATTACGCCTGCCATCTTACCTTTTTCGTGTGTAGGAAAATGCCAACCTTCAGGTAGCTCAGAACCTTGTACAAGTTCCCAACCTTCCCTCAGTCTATAACTCATGTTATTTGCATCTTCTTGACCCAAAGTTGCTTCTCTGATCCACCTGTATTCATAGCCTTCAGGTGGAGGAGGAGTTTCAAGTTTTCTGACAGGTCTCCATGGTTTTCTACGAGCCTCTTTATCGTGTGTCTCGGAATCACGAACAGTTCTAGTCATGTCTAAATTCTTTTCATCTTTCATTAAATTACCTCTCTTTGTGAAATTTTTTGTTTCTCTTGGGCTACTCTTTTCAACCAGTCATCTTCTGACATGTTGTAAGGTTTTAACCCTCTGAGGCGATCTACTTCGGACTTAGAAAAAGTCACGCCTTTCTTTTTAGCTTGTGTTTTTTGCCGACTTCCTACAGAAGCAGATGCGACTCTTTGCACAGAGGGTCTATCATCTTTTGCTTCGGCTTTTTCATTGTTATCCAATGAAGGATAAACTTTAAAAACTCTTTTGTTTAACTCACTATAGTAGTCATCTGAATCAGCTTCAAAGCCTTCGTTGACTAAATTAAAATGAGTAAAATACGCAAATTGGGTTGCTTCAACACTTTCTTGGTTGGATTGATCTCCATACCAAGTATTTTTACTTGCCCAATTTAAAGCCTCTCTAGTAGGCTGTACATCAGGCTGTTGTTGAACTTGTTGTTGAGCTTGTTGTTGTACTTGCTGTGTTTCTTGTGGCTCTTGTTTTCTATTTTTAGCCATGCGTAATTTTTCTTTTTGTATAGAAAGATCACTTTTTAGAGTGTCTGCTTTAGACATAAGCTCTGCATCACCTGACTCAACAGCTTTTTTGTACAATTCATTGGCTTGTTGTTCTTTAGCATCAATGGATTGTTCTTCTGCAAGCAAGGTTTGTGCACCAAGTTCATTGGTATGTGTACGCAAGGCATTAATTTCAGCATCTTTTTGAGCTGCTACTTGCTCAAGATACTGTGCTCTTTGTTCAGCTTCTTTTGCTCTTTGAGTAAGTTTGTTTACTCTTTTAGAAACACCTTTTGTGTATTCATCTAATTCATCGTCAGATTGAACTACTGCTTGGGCTTCATTTTTATCTGTTGCTTCCTCAACTATTTCAATGTCTAGTTCTTCAGATGCAACTTGTTCTGTTTTATTTTCTACCATTTATAAACTCACTATATCATCAGGATTAGAAATTGTCGCAATAACTTCGTCATCGTTTATTATTCTGACTTCTGCACCATCATCTAATTTAAACCTAGCACCTGCGTAACGACCAATGAGAACCCATTGTTTTTCGTGACACCATGGTGCTCCATATTTTTCTCCACTATAACAAAGAGGTCCACATTTCACCACATAAGCCACAACTGTTGCCAGTTGTTCCTTGTCTTGTGATTCTTTTGTGAGAAGGATTCCTCCTTTTGTAACTCCCTTACCACGATAAGGCAGTACCAAGATTTTCCAACCAGTAGGTTGAGGCATACGATCTAAAACAGAATCATCTAGCTTGCTTGGGTCTAATACAACCTCATCAGGTTCTACATAAGCTGAGGATAATTCTACTGTTTTTTTAGTCATTGTTTGCCTTAAAGTAATTTTTTATAAAATCTTGTACATAATACAACGCTTCCAGTTGTCCTTGCAAGTATTTGTGGTGTTCCATGTCATTTAATCCACCACCCATATATGTTTCTTTAATTGCTTCGATTTTAAGATCGATCTCTTTTTGCAATTTATCAAGAAAATCTACATCCATTAGCTTCTCATTTTAAATTCAAGACCCTGAGTAGCTGCTCCACCACCTCTGCACTTAACAACCTTAACTCCACCACCCTTGGCTTTATACTGGACTTTAACGCCTTTTTTCTTAGCAGCGTTTTTTGCCATCGCAATACCCTTTGGGCTGTAATCATAATGTTTTCCACTTACTTTTGGCATAATTTCTCCTATTTTTTATTTTTAGAACCTTTTGGTCTACCTTTTTTCTTTGGTGCGACCTTTGTGACTGCTTTTTTTACTGCTTTTTTTGGCTTAGTTGTTTTCTTTTCAGCTTTTTTAACTTCTTTGGTTGTTTCTTTGACAACTTTTTTAGTTTTTTCTTCAACAACAGGAGTGGATGTATTAATAAATACTTCTCCTGAATCTATTGCAGCTTGTTTCATTGCAATTCTTTCATCAGAAAGTTTTTTTCTTTCTGCTAATGCTTCTTCTTTTGCAAGTCTTTCTGCTTCTTCATTTGCTCTATCAATTTTTTTTTGAGCTTTAAGTTCTTGAACTTTCTCTTTTATGTAAGATGTTGTCATATTAATTACCTTTAAGTTTTGATTGTAACTCCATTAGTTTTAATTCTGCTTGTTGTTGCATCCTTTCTATGGCTAATTGGAGTTTATCATCAGCTATAGCTTTTTGCATATCCAAGCGTTGTTGTTGCATTTGTGTATCAAGAGCATTGGTTTGTAGTTGCATTTGTTGTTTTGCATCAAACTGTTCTTGATCCATGTCTAATTCTTTGTCTTTTAATTCTAGTTCTTGTTGTCTAATAGCAACCAAAGGATCGCCTTGATTTGATTGACTAATAGATTCCATAAACTGCGTAGTCAGTTCTGCCAAGATAGGTGAACTCATTTGATCTAGCATCATTTGTATCTGTAACTGAATTTGTTGTGCTTCTTCAGGTGTGACTTGTTGCATTTGCATTTGTACCTGTGCAATTTGTTCTTGCATTTCAGGTGGCATTTGTTGTTCAGCTATTTGTGATGCAAAGAACTGTAAATGTTGCATGACATGACTAATAATTAACGATTGTAACTGTGGGTTATCTTTAACCACTTGTGTTAAAAACAAACTTTGGTGTGCTTGTACATGAGCTTCATGATTTTGTTCTGCAAAGGCTTGTGCAGGCTGACCCAATAATAAACCACTGTTTTCTATGCCTGCATCTAATGGTTTTGGTGTGTTATCAGCAGGTGGTTGTAATAAAGCATCTACATTATCAACACCTAGAGCACTGTACATCCTGTAATAGGCTTCATATATGCCTGTAGGACCATGTATTTCAGGGTTTGATTGAACCATTTGCAATAATTCTTGAGCCATAGTGATTCTTTGGCTTTGTGAAAATATGTTTGGATCAGAGACAGGCACAATGTCAATACGATCATCAAAATCACTTATTTTAATCTCTCTTGTGCCTGAACCAGTGTCGTATGGATATTCAGGTGGTAAGTAATCTGCAAAAACTTTAGCTAATAAGTTAAATTCTAGTCTTTGTGAGTAGTGCAAGCGTTTATGAATAGCACTCATGACCTTGGTGCCACGCTCTAATAAAGCTACTGTGGTTCCAACTGGCATGGCTTGGTTCATATCACCTACATTCATATCACCAATTGATGCAAAGCGTTTGCCTGAATCTACTAATAAACCAAGTAATTGCATTAATACATTGCTTGGTTCTTTAATAGGTAAAGGAATTAAGTTTTCTCTTAAAGAACCACCAGTGGTATCAATATCTCTAAATTCACCCGGTTGTAATGGATCAGCTTCATCACGAATACGCATGCCTCTAGCTTTAAATCCTGCAGGTAAATTAGCCAATGTTCCTGCATCAATAAGTTGTCTAAGAATAGATGTGGTAGCTTTAGATATACCACCAATCATGTGTGATAGACCTAACCCATAGAAACCTAAACCGGGCAAGAACTTATACTGTACAAAGTAATTTATTTTGTTTTTAGTTGGGTCATTTGGATTGTAATTTCTTCTTATTGCTAATATTTGGTTAGATTGTTCATCTATGGTAACGATATAAGGTAGTTTTAATCCTGTTGGCTCACCCATATCATCTTTATCTTCAAAACCCTCTAAATCAAGAATGGTGTGTACTTCATAGATAGTTCTGTTGCGATCTTCTGTATAACTTGGTGAGGTACCTTCAATCTCATCAATCTCAGTGGTCACTTCATCACGACTTTCATAAGACCCTTCAGGTATATCTACATCTATGTAAAAACCTGATAGTTGTTGTTTTTTAATCTCGTTACGAGACATGGTAATTGAATGGGTAATTCTTTCTGCTGAAGACATATCAGGTGCTTCATAAGGAACGATTAAATCTTCAGGTGGTATAAATTTAGATATTGCTTTTTGTAATACAGTATCAAAATAGATTTTTTTAAAACAAGAGCCTGCAAGTGGTAAATAGAATAACAATTGATCTAATTCAGGATCATAGTCTTGCATTACATTCATAATGTAATAATTCATAAACTCTTGGACTCTTTCAGCCTGTGACTCTGTTTGTACAGTTCTTGCACCAAGTATTTGTGTCTTAACTGGTCCTTTAGCAGGTAATAACTCTTTATAAGCCTGTGCTTGGAACTGAGTTGTTGCTTCTGCTAATATTGGGTGAATAACACCACTTGAGCCTTGGAATGGTTGAGAACGACTATCATCAAACTTCATGCCTAAGTATTTAAGACCATCTGTATAGGTTTTTTCCCATTCACTTCTTGATTCAAGGTCGCCATGAATAGAATCAATAAGATTGGATGCTAACTTAGATAGTTCATTTTCATCTACAAACTCAGCCAAATTATCAAAAAAATCTTCTGTTTCGTTTTCCATGTTTGCAAGTTCAGCCGCTATTTGTTCGTCTAGCAAAACTTCATCATTCATAACCACAATGTTATCTGATTCGCTAATAGCTTCTGACCTACTTTGTTCAGGGATAATTTCTACAGCACTGCCTGATTCTATGATGTCAGGATTATTTTCTGTACCTAATACTCTTTCAACTGCCATAATAACCTTAGTGTAGCACTCTTTTTTCGTTTAATTTTTCTAATAACTCTTCACTGTGTATTTCTTCTAACTCGCCATCAATTTTTAAACCTTGATACTCAGCAACAGCCTCAGCTATTTCCCAGTTTCTAGCAAAAATATTTGGACCTGCATATTCTTTGCCATCATGAATAAAGGATGTTAAAAAAATTTTCATTGTTTAATAATACACTGTTCTGTCTTTTCTTAATAATTTTACTTCATCTTGGTAATCTTCGTGCAATGACAAAAAACCACCTTGTCTGAAACGCATTAAAGCCATAGTTGCACTATCGCAATAGTCATCATTATCACCATAAGGGAAACTTGCCATTTCTTCAATAACTTCGTCTGCAAAAGTTTCATCAGGTGACCAAACCATGCCTGATTCAAAAATAGGTGCAACACTGTTCATTCTAGCAACTTTATCTTGACCTCTACTAGGTGTGTAGGCAGTGACAGGTATTCCCATTCGTCTTAGTTCTTGTGTTAAGGGTGTGCCTGATGCCTTTGCTTCAATTAATACACAATCAGGCTCCCAGTATTTATATTCATCCCAAGCCAGTCTTTTAAGTTCAGGAAAATCAACACGCATCCTTTTGGCATCTAATAAAATAATACATGGCGTTTCATTGGTTTCGTGTTCAAAAACAGCCCATGTAGTAATTGCAGAATAGTCAGCAGTTTCTTTTTTAGAAAAAGCTGTATCGTAACTTTGTATAACATAATCATAAGCAGGCACTTGTTCGCCATGCCATTTCTTCCACCATTCTCGTTTAACAATAGAACCTTCTTCAGCAGTAGGATTTTGCATCCACTGTGCGTTCCATTTTGCTATAGGTAACGATGCTTTAACTCCCAATAATTCTTCTTTCTTCCAAAACTCACCCCACAAAGGCTTGTCTGTTTTTGGCATAATTGCAGGAAACTCTACGATTTCCCATTGGTCAGCATTGTCATCACCTTGTTTTTTGAGCACTCTACCAACCAAGTCTTTTGTGCTCCATCGAGTCATAACAATAACAATAGTTCCACCGGGCTGTAATCTCTGTCTAGGTCCTGATGTATACCATTCATAGGCAGAGTCCATTGATTTTGGTGATAGTGCATCTTGTTCACTATGTGGATCATCAATAATAAGCAAATCAGCACCACGACCAGTAATAGCACCTCCCACACCTGCTGCGAAGAACTCACCTTCCATGTTACTTGTCCATCGACCTGCTGATTTATTGTCTGATTGAAGGCTCACATTAGGAAAAACAGTTTGAAAATCCTCTGAATCAATCAAATTTCTTACTTTTCGACCAAATCTGACTGCTAATTCTGATGTATGGGTACATTGTATGATCTTTAAAGCACCATTTAGACCCATCATCCATGCAGGAAAGAAAGTAGAAGCAAATTCTGATTTAGAATGTCTTGGTGGCAAACAAACAATTAATCTTTTCAGTTTTCCTTGTGCAATACGATTAAATTTATCAGCAATGATTTTATGGTGGCGACCTTCAATAAAAGTTTCACCCCACATGTGTTTTACAAAACTCATAAAGTCTTTTTGGCAAGAATCTTGTTTGCCAAGTTCATCGTATTTTTGTAATAGAGTAAGAGCCTCAGCTTTATCTTGAGGTGAAAGAATATCAAAGTCTTTTAGATCGTTTAAATTCATAAAAGTCGGACAGAATAGATAGATAGTGACATTTTTGGTTCTATCCTGTCCTAAGCACTAATGGAGTTGTGCCTAAGAAAATTATAAACCAATTACACCTCATACCATTCTTTATTTTCAAACATTAATGCTTCAGCCTCTCTTCTGCGTATTAAACCTTGTTTAACTTCGCCATTTGCCTTGTTCCAACGCTTAATTTGAGCAGGTACACCTTCATAATCTTTGTCATTTAACACCTTGAGTAGTGTACTGGACTTTAAATTGGTTGGTCCTAAGTTATATGTCCATGAAACCAACGAATCAAACTGATGTTGTTCTAGTGGAACCTCCACATACATGTCTACATAGTTACAATAATCCATTAATTCATGTATTAACATGGTTTCAGCCTCTTCTTGGGTGATTTCCATGTCTTCTGTAACATCTTTGGTGTGACCATAGCCAATAGTTAATACATTAGCGGCACATCTGTAGGCTTTTAGCTCACATCCTTCAAATTTTTTGATTAAGGCTATGCCTTCTGATGAAATTTCCATACTTTACCCCTATTTTTTATCAGTAATGGTGACTTTTCTGTAATAAACAATAACTTCTTGTAATTCATTGATGTAGCGTTTAAGTTCTTGCATGTTGTAAGCCATTAATTCGTAATCAGGCACAGACATAGCAAAAAATACGACTTGACCCTCTTCTTTTTCGACTCTTGCAAGAAATTCATCTAAATTTTTGCCTGAAACGACATACCAATATGGTTCTTTTAGGTCAATTGCTCTAGGCATGACAGGTTGAACGATGGTTCGTTCAACAGGCTTGGTAATTATGTCTACTTGTTGTCTACTGGGAATCAGACTGCAACTGCAAACCATCATCAAGGCTATCAATACGCCTACTGTCTGCTTCGATGCCATCAAATACTTTCTTGGTTCCATTATTTACCCTCGTTTCAATCAAACTAGGCTTTGCATTTGCTAACTTGGTAAGATTGTGTCGTTTAAAAATGTCTAAATAACGACTCATTTCTAATTCTATAGCGTTATTCTTGCTTTGCAAATCTTTCAAACTAGATGTTTGGAGTGCAAAATCGTTTTGTATAGACTCTAATGCTAGTTTTTGTTCTTTGTCTCTAAGTTCAAAGGCTTGGTTAAGTTCTGCTAGTTTTGAGTTTTCATTCCAAAGAAAAAATGTAAATAGTCCTAAAGCAAAAATAATTCCTATAAATATTTTACTCATTCAAACTCTCCCATACATTTGCTCCATTCTTCACTATCTACCTCAGCAGGGTATTTTGTAAACAATTTTTTTTTACAAATTTCGTATTGAGCACGCCATTTTGCAGGATCATAGGAATCAGACCATTCTTTCTCAGGCATAGGTACTGATGCACAAGAACTAAGCAACAAAAGACTGAATAGATTTTTCATTATCCATTCAGAGGGTTGCTATCTTTTTTGTCTAATTTATCTTCTACTTTACTTAAATTACTATCTAAACTTTGTAAGTCAGCTTTAATTGTGGCTATATCAGTTTTAATTTCTGTTACATCAGGTACAGAAATATTGTCTATTTCTTTTTCTAAAAATTGCACTGATGTTTCTATAGATGCAAAGCGTTCTTCAATAACTTTCATTTCGCTTTCTGTTTCACCCAATCCACCAATCTTAGCTTCTAGGTTGGCTATGCGATTGACATAGGTCGCTCCACTGTAGCCAAAGCCTGCAAGCGTTGTAACTATTGTTGCAAGAGCAATGAGTTGTCCTGTTTTACTTTGAAACCAATCCATAATTATCTCCAAATATTAGGTTCGTCACTTATCATTTCATTTAAACCTTTTAAATTTTCGTTTACTAGCCCATAAAATGCACCAGTATTGTCGTCTAGTGTAGCAGATGTATAAATATTTGCACTAATATACCAATCTGTAGCATCAGGAACGCTGACTTGTGAATAATTGTTAAACGCAGGCACATAACCTATGAGTGCTATTAGTTTTGATTCATCACCATACTTACCTGTTTCTTGTTGTTGTTCTTCTATTTCTTCTTGTTGTGCTTCTATGTTTTGAGCAATAATTTTATCTGCTATTTGATCTGCTTCTGAGGCTGTCATCACACCTGAAGATGCTGTGTCAATTTCGCCTTGTACATTTTGCACTTGTACATCAGCTACAACCATAGATGCAGAGTTATCAAATGTAGGTAAAGGTGTTATAGACATAGTTGCGTTATTAGAGCCACCCATATCATTTGACATAGATAAAACTTGGTTAGATTGTTGTGTTGCACTAGCAAACTGATCTGATGCACTAGGGCTACTAGAAGTGCTAATACCACCACTAGATGCTGTCGTGCTTCCTGTGGCTACATTAGTGCTAGAGGTGTTATTACTTGTATTATTTGATGTAGTGCCACCATTAGCCTGAGAATAGCTGTTAGAAGCTGTTTGTATTCCTGCTCGCACTACATTAAGAGCTACAGTCATTAATTTATTTTTACCTGTAGGTGATTCAGTTTCAACTGCCTCAAACTCTTCTACCACTTCTTCAAGTATTTCTTCTCTAGCTTCTTCTTCTCTTTCTGCAATAAGTTCTTCTTCCATTGTCTCTTGCATTTCTTCTATTTCTTCAAAGATTTCTTCTACTGCTTCTTCTTCAAATATTTCTTCTATAAATTCTTCTTCAGGCTCATCAAGGTCTGCAAGTCTTTCTTCTAGGTTTTCTTCAAAGCGTTCATTGGTTTCTTCTTCAAACCATTCTTCTAATTCATCTATGGAGTTAAATTCAATAAATGTCTCAGGTTCGCTGTAATCTTCAACTAAGAATGTTTCTTGGAATATAAATTCTTCTAGTAATATTTCGTCTTGATGAAAAGGCTCATCATGGTGTGGCGTAAATTCATCTATAAATTGCAAGGTTTCAGGTTCAAAAAATATAACTATTTCTTCAACCATTGGCTCTGAAAAATAATCATTAAGGTTATCTCCAAAATCTTCAAAAGGTGGAAACATCTCATCTTCATAAATTTCAACTATAGTAAACTGTTCCTCAAAACCATAATCGTCATGGTAATCATCTTCAAATATGCCAGTAGCAAATTGTTCTTGATCGTCTATAAAACCATAGTCAACATTGGTGTCATCAAAGAAAGCTACTGATTCTTCTTGTCTATAGCCTGCACAAAAAGGTGCGTATTGGGGATCATCAGCACATTGTTGGTCATCATAGGCTTCCCAATAGGTAGGACATGATTCACTATAAAGCTGAGTGATATTACATTGCTGTGTTAAATATGCTGCTGCATATCCTGCACAGCCTGCGTTATTCAAAGGATCACTGCAATCTATACTATTTCCTGTACCAACACCATATAAAGAACCACCACTTTCTAGCAAAGTATTAGAAGATGTATCATTCCAGTTTGTATTTACGCAAGAACTAGAGTTGGTAGAACCAACATTACATTCATCGTGAAACAAATATTGATAGACTTCAGAAGTGCCATTTCCTATCTCACCGATTAATACATCGTGATTAATAATATTTAATGCACCATATCTAAATTCAAAAGTATCGTTAGTCCAAAGTATGACTTCAAAACTATTATCAGTGTTGCTTCTATTGTATTCACGCAAGTTATACCAACCAAACACAGTTTTGTCGCTAAA